TATCAGTGACATCTTTAATGGTGCAGTCATCATTGAATTCTGCAAGTTTAAGAGTAATTGCGCCAGGAGTTCCAGCAGGAGCAGCGGCATTAACAACCTTAACTTCTTTGTCAGTTACGGCAGAAAGGAAGCGAGATTGTGCGCCAGCAGAATCTAGAACGACTGGATAAATTGGAGCTTCTTTAGAAACAACAATCTTTGCGCCCTTGCGGTCTGCGACAGAAAGCTTAACGACATATTCAGCACCAACTTTTTCGATAGGAGCATCGAAAGTACTGTGTACATAAATTGGTTTACCCTTTTTGTCTTGTCCAGCGGGAGTGCGACCCTTAACGACACCAGCACCAGAAAGAACAGAGAAAGAAACAGGACTCATAAGAGCGTCTTGGACGTTAAGAGTTAGTTTCTTTTCGCCGTCCCAAGAGACAAGAGTAGGATTACCCTTACCACCATTAGCATAAACGGTAGTTACTGCTTGCTCAAGAGAAGAGGTCTTTGCGGTATCAAGGGTGAGAACTGGTTGAAAAGCGTCAAAGTGTTGACCGCCAATGTCAACAGATTTGAGTGGTTTGAAAGTTACGTCAGCAACTTCGCGAACACCAAAACGATTCATATAATAGTTCTCCTTTCTTTTTTTGGAATAAAGAAATACTGTATACAATTTTTCCTTGATGATTTAATTACTTGACGCACCAAGTTTTTAAACCTCAAAATATATAAACGCACTAGGCGGTTATACCATTTTTAACCTGACTTATAAATATCATCAAGCCAGCTAGGCGGTTCTTTCATCGAAGATGTGTCCATCATCGGCATAGTGGCAACTCTCTGATACAAATCAAAAGAAAGTTTCGCATTATACCTTACAAATGAATCATGTAATTGGAACGGAGTATAATTTAGCAAGGTGTTCATATCCATTGGAAGTCCAATAGCAAGACAAGAAACATAAGTCCCATACATCGAGAAATTTTCTCCGTCACTTTTTTGTTTTTGTCTTTTCTTTCTACCTTGTTTAATTTTTTCCGCAATCTCTTTTGCTTTATCGTTTGCGGGATTATACTCGACTTCATCAGCATTAAAAGGGATAAATAATTCTTTTAAAACATCACAAAAAGTCTCAAAATTCATTGGATTTATCTGACCAATAAATGGCCCATCTTCCGCAAGCTGAAATTGAATACAACCACTATCCAAAACGACATGATAATTTGGGAAGATTAACTCAAAAAAATTAAGAATTTCTTGTGAAAATGTTTCATCTTCATTCAAAACCGTCATAAAAATTTGAAAGTCTGAGAGCATTTCTAATTGAGAATTGCCCTCTTTAATTTTTTCAGTAAAACTGTCTAAATTGAGGAAGATACTAACTTGCGATAAAAACTTATCTTCCCCAAAAGCACAAATATCTTTTACCGTTGGTTGCGTGACTGCCACATTCGCTCCAAAAATAGAAATAGGCAATCCCGCTAGTATTTGTGCATAATCTCCTTTTATAGCCATCTTAAATCAACTCTTACAAATTTGCTTATAAATTTGTCGTCTGGGTGTATGCGGGAATAGCATTGTTAACTTTTTCCGCATCGTCCGCATCAGAATGGGTAGCACGGTATTGTAAAACAATTCCACCCAAAAATTCATTAAGAATGACTTGCTTTGCCCCAATAAACTCTAATTTCCCAATTCCAGACAAATGAGCTTCATTCATAATGCCATCAATATAAGAAGCAATCTGAATTGGCCTTAATTTATAATCGTCAAGTTCCCAAGAGTCCAAATGACAAATAATAGAAAAGCTGATTAAACAATCTCTGTATTGCGGATTATCGGTAGGAATAAAATTATCAAACTCAAGAAGAATGTAAGATTTAACATTTTCATGGTCAGAGAACATTAGTTTAGGAACAACCTTAATGTATTGACCTTCTCTCAATTTCCGCAAATCATATTTTTTAATCTCTTCATTAAATTCTTCATGCTCTGGGTCTAAACAGTGCGGAGAATTGATTACTAACAGCTTTTTTAGTTTATTTGAATAATCTTTTGTGTCAATAAAGAGTTTTTTCCAAATAGTCTCTTGGTCTTTTTCGCAAGACATAAAGGAGGATTTATAATTTTCTTCAATTACTTTGCTTGTAGCTATTCTCAAAATCCACCTCCTTTTTATAAAGACTTTATTTTAACTGGCAATTCGTAAATATCCTCGTCAATTTTTACCATGACTTTGAATTTTCCGCTCTTACCGGAGACAATCTCTACATCACAATAATCATCACCAACAGCAACAACTTTTGCGCTTGGATTGTCTGTTCTGAATAAGGCTTCTTTTCCTTGCAGCAAAGCAATAGAATATCTATTTGTACTGTATGGGAATACTTCTATTGGACCACTAATAAAACTATCAGATGTATCAATAGTAATTTCCATGCCGTTCGTTCCATACATTAAGGTAAATTTACCAACAGCTCCTTCATGTATTTTAACTTTGCAAATTTGACCATTGTTCAAAACTTCTTCAATTTTGACTCTATCATTTCCCGCAATCGTCCAAGGGGTAGAAGGGTTATAAATACTATCATCGACCATGTAACCAACGCTAGTATTCTGTTTAACAATTTTCTCACCCTTAATGAGCTGGTTTTTGTCTGATGGCTTAACTTGCGGGAGGTCGGCTTCCTTGTTATCATAGTATTCTTGTAATTCTAGTTCTAGAATACCAGGAACGGAAATCGGGTCGGTTACTTGTACTTCCCACATATGACCATTAATTTTAATTTTAGTAAAACGATGGAAGAAACTAAGGGTATTATCGTCCTTTTTAATGTAGACAGTGCCAGATTTGTTTAATTCATTAGCATTGATACCATTTTTAATAAACCAACGAATATCTGTTTCAACTGGTCCCTGGAAATACACAAAGTATTCTTTTCCATTAATGTTCAAAGAATGGTCACATCTAATAATTTCTGAACGCAAATAAGCAGTTTCTGTTAAGATTGGTAGGTAAATCATCCATCTTGAATTATCATCAAGACATTGGAACACGTCTCCTGCTTCTAATCCTGCGGAAAATTCAACAGAAATATATTTCTTATCATAGTCTGCTTTCAGTCCATACGCATTATTTTTGATAATACAAGGAACGGAAGCGTGTTTATCAGTTTTGATTAAACGAGAATTATAATCATTTTTTAAAGCTGCTCGAAAAGACTGTAGCTTTTGTTTATTGATTCTGCTAAGTTGGTCACCGCCTAGATAATCAATACGAGCAGAAAGAGTTTTAAGGCTCAACTAAATCTTTTAAATCATTGGCTAGTCCGCAAGCTTCAAAGATTGTCCTGCGGAACAGGTCAAAATCTTCTGGATGCTTTTTAATACCAGCCAATTTACTAATTAGTGAAATCAATTTAGGCTGACCAGGGATAAAAAGAGTTAATCCACTAACTTCGATTAATAGAGTATCCAACGGTTTCTCCCAATCTTTATCCTCTTCCCGCATAGGAAGAAGTTTAAAAATCTGACCAACAATGCGGGAAAGATTTTCTTTGATTGATTGATTTTCCAATTGTAATAACTCGTCACTTACTACGAATAAAGCCATTATAGCGGCTCCATTATCTTACCAAGAGAAGAACGAATGTGTCCTTCTGCATCTACATATCTACGACCTTGAAGCCTTTGTAAATGGAATCCTTCTCGCTCATATTCTTGTTTCATTGCAATAAGTTGTTTCATGTGTGCGGCTTGCGAAGTGAAACTAAAATCACTACCACTATACTTTTGGCGCACTAAATCAACATTAGCAAGCTGGAATCCAATCCATTGTACAATCATGTAGGAGCGAAGAATTCTCATATCTTCTAAGGTTAGCTTTGCGGTAAATTCCTTTTTTACCATATCTAAACCAAAAGGATTCTTCCATTGCGGGAATTCGTAGTGCGGAAATGCCGCAACTAAAATCTCTTGCAGCATTTCTTCCGTATCTTCTTTTGTCATTTCCAAAAACATATCATCAGTAATTCCCGATAAGAAAAAATCATAAACTTCTTGGAAGGTTGTTGGTTCTTCCATTCTAAACCTCCGTCATTTATTATTTAGCTCTACGGGCAACCTTTTCTGGTTCATTTTCCGCAGCTCTACGAGTCTTTGGAGCTTCTTCTGTATTTTCTTCTTTGTTTTCGTCATAAGCGTGTTTGTTTTCAATCATGCTTGAAATATTTAGAGCGGTTCTCTTGGATAGAGCATTGAGCTTGTTATTGTCTGGTGCTTCAAGCTCGACCGCACGTTCAACAAGCATATCAATAACACGATGGGGAGCAAAGTCCAAAGCGTCTAGGAATTCATCCATACTACCGTTGAGTAGTACGTCATCAATTTTTTCTCTACCCCAATTATACTCGTGGTCAAATAAATCTTCGGAAATGCCAAATTCTAAAGCTAAATTGCGATTATTTACACGAAGATAATCTTTAATCAAAACATTACCGCCAGATTCCAAATTAAGATTACGTAATTCATCGGCAGTAACCTTTACTGTGGCCCCTCCCGCAATAATGCGGCGCACATTATTAGATGAAAGAGTGTAGCCAATAGGTGAACGGGTAATGTTAGTAACTGTTACTAATTCGTCACCAGGAACATTTTTAATATCTTCGGACATATATTTTCTCCTTTTTTCTCCTATGAAAATAAGGGGTACTCAATAATTAAATTAAGTACCCCTTTCGTTGCTAAAAAATTAAAAACTAAAAAGTTTTAGTTAGTGAAGTATTAACAAACTGGCAAATAGATGGATTGGTAAGAACAGCAACGCCAACTTTCTTGTAGGTTTGCATATCGCGGGACCAATCATCATTATCCTCTACCATACGGACAGCGGTTTGACCTTCAAAGACAACCTTGACTGGCTTTTCGCCAACGGAAGCCATGATGTAAGCCTTAGATGGGTCAATAGCCTTAGTAGAATTATTTGCATCAACAACGGATTGCTGAAGAATAACTACGTCGTGACCCTTATAAGCACCAAGGAAGCCTTTGCGGAAAAGCTCGTCCTTGATAGAATCAGATGCCCAAGCTGCGTCTGCTGGAATGAGGGAAGCAGCAAATTCACGAGTACAATAGATAGTGGAGTTACCATTACCATAAGAATCGGAAATAGCTAGAAGCTTGTCAAACATAGCAGCATCAAAGCCAGCATTGGTAGCTTTGTTTACAGTTGGAAGAGTTGCAACTGCATTATCAAGAGCCTTTGCGATTTCAGCGTAAATTGCGTCGTCAAGACCTTCAAGCATAATGTCAGTAAAATCAGCAAAGCTGTAACGACCGTCAAGGAATTCCTCAAAACCTAAGCGAATAGCATAACCATAAGCAGAGGTAGGAACAGTGACTTGACGACCATCAAGAATACAAGTCTCATAACGACCAGCAAGACCAACAAGAGTTACGAAGCCTTTTGCACGTTTTCGAGCAGCTTCAGTAATACGAGTGGTGAAAACTGGCTTTTCGCCTTGTGCGACAGTCTTAACGTCAGCAAAGCGTTCATATTGAGCCATTACACGCTTAGGAGTAACTTCATCAATGACTTCTGAAATAAGTTCAAAGATGGTATTCTCATTGCGTTTAAAGGTGTAATAATCCTTGGTTAAAGGAGCAAGTGCAGCACGAAGTGCTTCATTTGCGGTTTCAGTGGTAAAAGTTTCCTCTTTACCATTAATAGAATAAGTTAGAGGAGTTTTGCTTAAAGTAGCTTTAGCGAGCTTTTTAAGGTCATTTAAAGTAAGTTCCATATTATTTTATCTCCTCTCTTAGTTAGATTTAATAACTTGTAGTTTAACGGCAGGTTGACCATCTGGAAGAGTTGTTTCTTTCACAACCTTGCAGACAAGAGTATCGTTTTCGGTGATAGCAGTTTTCTTTTCAAGAAGGCCAGTAGCACCAGGAACAAGCTTGTCGCCAACGGTATAAGGGTCACCATCTTTGACACAGTTAGTAGTATAAATATCACCAACATATAGACGGAAAACTCGTGGAACGAGCTTTACACTTGGGTCATTGCTAAGATTAACCATAGCATAATCGCGGTGCATTTGACGAGCTGGGTCATAAAGTTTTTCCTCATTGTATACCATAACCCAAGGAGCATCGCCAGTGAAGCTTAACGCACCTCCGGCAAGGTCATATTTGAAGAATTGACCTTGAAAAGCAGTGTTAACGGAAGCAGGAAGAGGAAGCTGTGCATAAACGCCGCCACTTCGAGGAGCAGAAAGGTGATTTGGCTCAACAACTGGATAAAGGCCGTGACCTGGAATTCCAGTACGTTTAATGGTAATTGCCATCTAATTCCCCCTTAATTGTTTATTTATTTGCAGCGTCACGGAGAAGCTCAATAATTGGGTCAATTTCCGCATCGCCATTTGCAGTAGAAAGACCAAAGGTAAGAGTTGCTTCATTAGGAACATGAATTTCTTCCTCTTGGTCATCAAAATCAACATTTTTCTTTACATACAGAAGAGCAAGTTTAGATTCAATTTCTTCATAAGAATAAGAATCTTTGTTTGCAATAATTTCTGCTTTGTCATCATCAGAAAGCATATTGTACTTATTGATAAGAGCGTCTTTGTCCGCAGAAATGCGGGAAGCCTTGTAAGAACGTAATTCTTCTGCTTCTGTTTCGAGAAGAGAATATTTTTCTTGTAGAGAAGCGATTTCAGATTTAAGAGTCTCAATTTCCGAATCTTTTTCCGCAAATTCATTGTCGGCAGATTCTTCGGTATTTTCAACCACTTCTTCTGATTCCTTCTCTTCTTCGGTGTTCGCAGAGAAGTCCGATTCCTGGTCAAGATTTTCTTCAACTACTTCAACGGTTTCAGTAGATTCGGTAAATTCTTCTGCCTTTTCCGCAGAATCAGCAATTTCTTCTACTTCTTCAGCTTTTTCCGCAAAATCAGTAGTTTCTTCTACGACAGATTCAGATTCATCAGTTTTCTCGGCATTTTCAGCGTTAGCATTTTCAGCGTTAGCATTTTCAGCGTTAGCATTTTCCGCAAGAGCAAACTTCAACTCATTCATCATATTGTAAAGAGTAGTGGTAAATCCTTCTTTAGAGAATTTGTCACTAATATTAGGTGCTTCAACAGATGCACCTTCAAAACATGGTTCTACGCCATCGCCTAGAACACATAACTTTGTAAAACTAGCATCATTGATAATAAAGAATTCAATTCCGCTCTCAGAATTTTCTGCCCAATGGCCATCAATAGATGCGCCATCTAGCTCCATGGATTGACCCATACCCTCTTTGACACAACGTTCAATTTCTGGGTACTGACCAGTCCAAAGGTAAGCAGTAGTCATTAGGTACTCACGATTAACGGTGTTGCCGAATTCATCATAGTCCGTGAATTCTTTAAACCAAACTTTAGCATCTGGGGCAACAAAACCATAAGGAACTGTCGCACAGTCAAAAGTGATTTCACCGTTTTCAATATGAATGATTTCACCGTGGTCGCCAAAATTATCAATATCCTTACGATAAGCACCCACAATTGGGCAAGCACGTAAAGTCTCGGACATTTTCATGGCGGTTTCTTTGTTGATAAAAGAACCGTTGCGGTTTTCCCCAAGATAAAGAACCTTTACGTCTGCTTTAGAAATTCCAGGATTGAGAGCATCTTCCGCCAGATTTACAAACTCTGGTGCTGCAATAGTAGCAACAGAAGTATTTCTTAGCATTTATCCCTCCGATTCTTCATTTTGAATCGTCTTGTCACTTTTTTCATCGTCAGCCAAGCTGGGGCGACCGCCTTGTGGATTAGTTTCGCCAGCGGAAGTGACCTCTTTTGAATTGTCCGCACTCAAAGTATTTGAAGATTGGAGTGGAACAAAAACATCATTAAGTTTTAACACATTATTCTCAAAGTAAGAGGACATAATGACCATACTCTGAGATTGTCCAAGAGCAACAAGAGGAAGTACCTTGGAATATCCAAGAGTAGCTAATTCCTTATACTTTGCCGCCAAATCCTTATAATTGTATACGGTAGTTGGCAAAATTTGAACCTTGTAAAAAACTCTATTTGGACTTTTATTGAAGGTAGAAATTAACCTTTGTGCGAAATCCTCAAATTGAAGGATTAGATTATTAAGAGTTGCTTCGTCATTAAGAATAGACTTTTCAAGAGCCAAATTTCCTTCTGCGTTGAACAAGTTTTGACCTGTACCTGCTTCGTTGAATACGGTTCTTTCAATCTTTTCTAGTTGGTCCACAGAACTTACTGCACTATGGTCCGCCATGTCAGCAACCTTAACATCTGCGAAAGTGGTTAAAACATCTACCCCAATAGCATCTGACAGCATATTGACTGCATTTGCGTGGAGCTGTTGCGCTTCTTGAATATCAAAAATTAAATCTCCATTTTTGTCTATTGGCATAGTCTGGATAATAATCTTCAATATTTGTTGAAGCATCTTTTTCTTATCTAAATCTTGGGCATCAGACAAGTCAATCAGCTTAGGAATAACCGTTGCGAACAATGGTGCGTCATTATTGCTAAGATTAAACTTAACTGCTTTAGTTGTGTCTAACAAAAACCAGCCTGCGGAATCTCCATTAAAATCAGTAACTAGGTTTCCATTCTTAAAAGCTAAGTAGGCTTTCTGGAATTCCTTGGGCCACATTTTTAACACTCTTGTCCGATACTCAATGTCGGAAAAAGCATCATCAAAATACTTAATATTAAACTCTACTGCGAATCGCCCATTTAATTCATAGCGACTTCTACAGTAAGAAGTTGGCAAATCTTGTAGGAATGTCGCGGTCTGACCGTCAAGACGATAGCCATAATAGCAACCATCCTTAATAACTTTCAAGGCAATTTCCCCAAAGTTCTTTTTTAGTTGTGAACTGTCGAGATAAGAAATTGCTTTATACCAATTTTTCTTAATCTTCTCTTTGGCTTTGTCGTTGTCATTTTCCGCATAAATAAGCGGAGTGACATACCAATCATATTTGTAAAGATATGCCATGTAGCGACAAAGGCGGCTATAAATACCATTAGAATTGAAAAATAGATTTGAATAAGAGCGAAGATTAGTAATATTAGAAGTTTGTAAAGCTTTCTCTACATCTTCCTTTTTTACTACTCTACGACCGCCATAACTATTGGCTACAGCAAAATGGTCTGTGTCAATAGTAACATCATTGGCTAATTTTTTATTACCGACCATAATCTTATTAAAAGAAAGAGATTGTGGTTTTTGCGCAGAAGTAACTATGCGGAAATCTCTATCCGCTTTATTGCGATAAGAAGCCAAATCCTACCTCCTTTTAATATCCCGCAGCTTGCATAATATAATCATAATTAATCTTTGGCTCGTCATAATATGGAATTGTGACAAGCATTAAATTATGGTCTATACAATATTGACGTTTCTTAATATCATTTTGTTTTTGGGCATAAAGCGCACGTTGTCCACCAAAATGGGCAACTGGTACATAATGCTGCCGCCCTTGTGCTTCAATCAAGAAATCAATGTTTCCTTCTTCATCAAAAACACAAAAGTCAAAACGCAATGCTCTACCACTCTTACCAATAAGTCCAGGAAACTCATATTCTTCTTCAAAAGGTAGTCCCGCATCCAAGAGAATATTGTAAATTTTAACCTCCAGGCGCGAATCCCGCATAAAATCTCCTTTGAACTCTCATAACTAATATATATAAGAATAGGGCAAAAGTAGTTTTTCCATTTTGCCCTATTAATTTCAAAAAATTTAGTTATGTTTTGTGTAAAGAATGAGGTCAGTAAGATTGCGGCGAGAGCGTTTCTCTCTTTTTTCTTCTTTATAGCGACACCAAAAGAGTCCATACAATAAAGCAGATACCTTATCCTTTTTAATCCTGCGGGTAGCCTGCTTCAACTTGATTAATGCACCATCGTTGCAGGAAATAAGATTCATCATCTGGCTTTTTAGAATAGATGTTTCTACGTATGGCCGCAAATAATCTTCACGTTCTGATGCGGACATACTCTTGCCATTGGCAGTACCCATAAGTTTGTTGCGGGCAATGCCATCATCAAGTAAGAAATGCAATCTACCATTCTTCATGAGGATTTGGCAATAAGCAAATAGAGCTGAATTGATGACGTTGTTTGCTTTCATGAGATAGAGAGCATTTTTAATTGTGTCATCTGTCTCAAAAGATTTGTAGATTTTGTCATCATCATTTACAATGCCAAAATTGTAAAGCGTCTCACCAGTTTTAGGATTCACTTGGTCACGTACCATGAAATCGACTAAACCGATACCAAGACCATTAGCGTCGAGTACGCACATACTACAATGGAATTTCTTAAAGATTTCTTTGATTTGGATTGCTTGCATCTCAAAATGTCCAGATGGAATGGTGAAAATGTTAACAACTTTCTTGATTGTTTCACGACTATTCTTACTGGTGGGTGTTTCTTTAATGACTACGACTTCGGTTAAGTCATTCTTGCGGCCCACGTCAACTCCAAGAATGTATTGAGCATGGTCGCCAGAACGCTTGTCATATTCATTGTCTGGATATTCAATTACACGAGCTGTATCAAAAGCAGTAGGATTGAAGAAAGCTCCTTCTACTTGTCCTTCCCACAGGCTGTTCATTTATATTCGTTACGGTTCGCTAGACCGCAACCGCTTATTTAAAAGCTGCTTTATGTTTCCATAAAGATTAGACTATATCTTCTAGTATGGCGTTTCGATAATGCTTATTATCTACGTCTTACGACTAGTCGTTGAACCTTTTCCATTTTACAGGAACTTGGCTGCTGATTGTCCATTTATCTCTTTTGTTTTTAAACATTCACACTTACTCTTTCGAGTTATGTTGTAGTCAAAAGAGCTTTAGGAGTTTCCAGCAATTAACCATATTTATAGAGTACATAACAAGTTTATACTCTCGTCTAAAGCCTGCTTCATCCATAGAATTATCCATTTCTTGTGATTTGATGAAGTCTGCTGGCTGTAGACCTTCTACGACTGGAATCTTCCAATCGCCGCCTAAAATAAATCCATCATTATTATCTCTGTCGCTAACCATGCGGCAAAGGGTGTCGATAAGTTTATCATAGGCAAATGTATTTTTATATCCCGCGGAAGTAACAAACATAGAACTTTGATTTAATACCTCATTCGGGTCTGGTAGACCGCCCGCAATTTTCCTAGAAACAACTAGGGTAGGCATAATAATTTCTGTTAGTTTCTCTTGGTCCACTTTCGCAGATTCTTCTACCAAGAGAGATTGGAAACGTTGACCTCGGGTTGTTTCTGCCATTGCCGCATTACATAGGGAACTACCATTTTTGAAGGCATACCGCACTGAATCTCGTGTTTGAGAAGTAGTTGCAATTTGCCCTCGCGTATCCCAAATAATTTCATTTCCAAGAGCAGGAATGAGTTTGCAGATTTCTTCCATCTTAGAACCAACGATAGCTGCGGACTGTGCCTTACCATCTGCCGCAGCCGCAATAGATGCCCCAGGATAGAGGATTGCTTTAATCATGAGAGCCATGACCGCAATAAATGATTTAGAAAAACCACGAGAAAAAACAAAATAAATAGTTTTATACCGCAACATGATGCGGAGAGTCATACGCTGGATAAAATAGAATTTAAATTTATTCTCTGGGTTGAGAGAACAAAGATAATCAATAAATTTATCTGGGTAAACCCTCCAATAGCTAATGATGTTGCGGTAGTATTCTAAGTTTTCTTTTACTTTTTCTTTATCAATCTCTTGGACTTCTGGCTCTTTCTTAGATTTTTTATCAATTCTAGCAAGAATATCACATAGAGGCATACGGACTCCTCTCATAATAAGGCATAGAGAATACCCGCATAGCTTCTTCCTCAAATAGCTCCTCGAATGTTTTCTTTCTATCCATATCTTCGATGTCAAGCTCTTCTTTAGTCTTGAAGCTGTTGGAAATAATATCATCAACACTTTGAGCCTTATTATTATCAGCTTTCATCAGATAGGATTCAATAAGTCCACTTAGACCGAGGTCCTCTTTAACTAGATTATCTACATAGTTTTTAATGTCTTTGATACAGAAATCCACCTTATCTTGCGGATAGTCGATTGGATTCTTGTAGGCAGGGATTGTTCCACCCTCTTGTTCTACAAAGGCAACTAATTCACCAATAGAATCAATGTCTCTCTTGACTTCTTCTTCTTTGACTTGCGCTTCTGTAAATTTACCAGATTTTCGCATCTGCTCAAAGACCGCAGCTAAATCACGATAGGATTTAATATCTCCTACGTCTAAGGCTTGGTCCATTTTGAGTGATGTGCGGCAAATGTTCTTTAATACTTGTTCACGGTCAATCGAGAGGTCATATTCCGCAGCATACTTTTGGAATAAATCTTCTAGAGCTACCCATTCTGATGGCTTATAATGAATACCCCATTTAAGACTGAGGTATTGAATATCATCTGGGGTTAACTCTGATTGAATTTTTGATTCATTTACACCAACCACATCTGGAATAAGTCCAAGAGCAGGGTTAGTGGTCATAGTAGGTTGTAATTGATGTGTTGATGGTACGTTTCCAAGAGAGCCATTGGCAATAGACATACTGGTGGTTTGCGGGGCAGTCTCTTTTGGCGGTTCAATTACTGTAAATTTTGTTGGGTGGGTGACTACGCTATCATCGCGCATAAATACGCTTTTAGTAGGACTGAGAGTATTGTATTCAGCTTGTGAAATTTCCCCATTCATCAACTTTTTCCGCAAATCTTCTTCATATTCTTCAACTGTCATTCCAGTTTTTTTACTAATTTCCTCGGCTGCCTTATCTCTATTGTCCTTAAATTTGCCTGTATCCTCGAAACCGTAATCTTTGTATTGGGATACCCGCATACTTCGTAGATACATACCAAGGACTGACTTACCATTAAATTTAGCTGGGTCTTTCATATATTGCTTATTAAAGATTTGATTCCATAACGTTTCTACATATGGTACATCAAATTCTTTTAGAATCCAAAGGAAAGTGTTGGGGTCACGGTTGTCAATGTTGGCGGTAATACAGTCTTTACAAATAGGATAGCGTGTACCATCTTTTTTCATGAAATAGTATTGTTGGTCCCATTGCGGGCGTCCGCACTTTTGGCATACTATTTTTTCTTTGTTATGATAACCTTTTGGTTTGCCCAAGGATACCTCCTTTCAAATTATTTTACTCTACAGGTGCGGCAAATGGAGTAGTATTTATTCTTTCCATTTGGACCGTAGAAGAAAGGATGTACTGGTTTAAGTTCTCCGCATTTCCCGCACTTCTGCCAATAGTACCTATTAGATTTAGTAGGGTCTTTCTGTAAGTAATGCCATAAAAGATAATGTTTCATAGCTTCTTCTACAATAAGTTTAGGAATACGTTGAGTCCATAGAGTAGAATAATATTGTTCACTATGGTCTGTTCTATAGGTACTATTTAGTTTTTCTGTTAATGCTTCATTGGATAGTCCGTCTACTTTATAGACTACTAAGTCGAATAGTAAACCACTTGTTCCAATAGCCTTGTCACAAATATTCTCAAAGTCAATAAGCAACCACCGCATATCACTATTCAAATCTTCGTAACATTCTTGCTTTAGTTGTTGATAATACTTTAATAGGAATCTGATATGGTCTTTATCGAATAGAGAGATTATGGCATCTGATTGCGGCATAAGAGTACTATCATTCAAGGTAATATGTTCATCTAATGCTACATGGGATAAAATTTTAACAGGTGACGCTACCTTTTCCCGCAAATAAGATGGCTTACGACTAGATTTGATGAGATAGATTTGTTGCCATGTCTCAATAATTTGTTTCTTGATAGCATATTTATTTGGTCCATCTGCTTTAGCTAAAGATTTATTTAGTTTTTCCAAGAGAGCAAAGTATTCTCCTAGCATTGGTATATTATCTATGTCATCTGCGGAAATCTCTTCCTTTGGGTCTAGTAATTGATTCTTGTCATTGTTTATCCGCACGTAGAGTTTATCTTCACCGATTTCTGGATTAGATGTAATTTCGTCTAGAGACTGTTGACGTTTAGAAATAGTCATTTCTCTATTGTGGGTGATAATTTGGTACTCTTGGGTACGTTCGTATTTTGTTTGGCCACTCTCTTTTGTTTTAAGGATGTAGTCTGACATATTTTCGAGATAATTCGAGGTAGTGTAGGGCGCTTGCTGCAATTCTTTAATAGCTTCTTTGACCCTGCCCGCACTATCCTTAACATTAAAATCTAACAAATAGATAACACCTTCTGACTTTACTTATTCGTCTGTTAGGCTTGTTGTACTAACTTCTTTGACGGTCTACTTAACTTACATTTTTAGTGTAACATAATAATAGGATTTTGTCAACTATTTTTGATAAAATATTCAATTACTTATAGTTTATTTTTCGTTAATCTCTTTTAGTTAACTCCTAATTTAAATATAGTACACCCTAATCGGGTAACTAAAAAAAATAGAACAATCAAATAATTAAATTGTTCTAGCTTTTATAGTTGTGATACATTTACTACTCAACGACCCCTTGTAGAACCAATAATCTACGGTCACTATGATTCACTTTGTTCGTCCATAGCCCGCAAATCGGCAGCACGTCAATATTATTACAATAGGCAGTGAACTCCGCTATGCGTCGTTCCCTGCTTAACTCACTTCGTTCCGCTTCGCGTAACTCGTTCGTAATCCAAGAGCATAAAGGTTGATAAGTTAATTATAGTATATTCATTCTTTTAATGATTCATTCATTTATTTATTTA